GATATTCATTCATGTGTTCGACATTTTAAAAAGCAGCCCGCCCCGGTAGAAAAGTCGTCGAACACATCAGGAGGCGGGGCAGGGCTGCAAATTGCCTATGGCTAAAAGTTCTTGTAACTCGTGTTCGACGTGACAAAGATAATTGCGTTTTATTTATTTGCAATACCTTTTGCAATATATTTTTTTGTTTCATTCAATAACCCCGCGTTTCCGCACTCCTGCACATCGCCTTTTCTGACCATTTCGGCAAACACCCTTTCTGCTTCCGCATCCGTGCAGGACATTGCCCGCTTTATGGCGGTTAAAAAGGTCATTTTTACAGCCTGCCCGATTTTGGAAATGTTGGGCGGTGTTGGTGAGGTGGTGGGTTTGCGAGTAGTGGGTTTCATTCAAAAGAGTTTTGTCTGATTCTCATTAACCGGCTCGTTTACTGACTTTTTGCCGCTTCCGATCCTGAACACGCCAGGTTTTACCCGTTCAAGCATTCCGGCGTTCACCATGCGCGAAAGTCGGTCGCCGATGTACTTATCAGCGTTGCAGTAGTATTGCCCGCCGTCAAGTGCCACTATTTCCGCTTTTGTTGCGGTGCCTTTGGCGTAGATGAAATCTATTATTTTTCGTTGGTCGGGTGTCATGTCGGTATTGAATTAAAAATGTGAAGCCCCAAATCAGGATGAACACAATTCCGAAGCACTTGCCCAGGTGAATGATTTTCCCCATAGTATATATTCCCGTCGTATTGAATGCCTAACCAGTCTTTCATCGCCTGAACAGATGCTAAATTGTCGTTTTTGATAAACCCTTTTTTATTCGGCACGACGTATGCCATAAAATCGAAGTTACTCCAAAACAGGTGCCGCCCAATTCGCTGCGTCGGCAAAATAAGCGGCTTGTAATACGGTACAACATTTTCAACTACCCATTTCCCTTTGAAAAAGTGTTGCAGGAAAATTATTTCCTGATATAGTTTCAGGTCGATGTAATCCGCTACGTCGTGCCGCGTTGCCTTCATCATTTTTGAGTGCTTTTGACATGGCGGACTACTCCAAATAAAATCAAATTCTCTGAAATGATCTTTCAGGTATTGGTGAGCATCGGAAACAATTACCGTATCGTTAGGGAATTGCGCTTGATAAACAGCGGCAATTTTTGGCTCCAATTCAACGGCTGTAACATGGCAATTTTGCCATTTTTTCCGGTTGCCGCCTAAACCGGCATATAGATTTAGCACTTTCATATCTCTTAAATTTAATTTTAAAACGGTACATCCTCTGAACGACCGGCCCCGGCTGGCAGCGCCGTGCTACTTATAACCGGAAATTGCCCGCTTTATAGCCGTGACAAAGGTCATTTTGACTGCCTGCCCGATTTTGGAAAGGTTGGGCGGTGCTGGTGAGGGGGCAGGTTTGCGGGTAGTGGGTTTCATATCAAAACCTTTATTTCTTTCCCGCTCACGCGGTAGCGGGTTTTTTCATAAATGTAAAAAGCAACCTTTTCGGCAATTCCGGCCCGTTCGATTTCTTCGGATACAAATTTCGATTTCACCGGGTAGCAAGTTATACCGGCGTCGCTTATTTCTACCGTATTCGCCCGGTAGTTTTCGCGGCCCAAATCGCGGGACGCCTGAACGGCTTTGAGTAGGCGGGTTGTTGTTTCAGGAAGTTTCATTTTCGTTTAGATTTCCCCGGAAACAGTACCGAGGTACACATTTCCCGGATGCGGTCTAACAGCATGGGTGAAACAAGATTTTTCAGGTCATTCGGGGTAACGTTGGCGATAAAAAAGGAAAATTGCCCGTATCGTTTCCATCGTTCGTACCGCTGCTCAATTATCGCCTCGTTGATGTCGAGCGTATCACCGAACCGGATAACGCCTCCAGAATACCGGCCAAATTCATCAAATGCCCGGTTCATGGTCACATTTTGAACGACCGGGTTATATTCCTTGTCGGTCTTTGCCAGCGTGTAGGTTTCTGATAGGTTTGTCCATTCAAACCGCTTTTGCATTTCTTCCTGCTCTGCAAACTTTTGGAGCGCTCGCATAATTTCTGTTTTCCCGGTGCCAGGCGCGCCATACAGAAACAGGCCTTTTGCAAGGTCGTATTTGCAGGCTTGGTCATTGATGAAATACCGGACAAGGTTTTGCAGGATGTCTTTTTCTGCCTCGGTGAAAACCCATTCAAAAGCCCGGCTTTCAAGTGCCTGAATGTTTGCCGCCCGTGCTTGCAGGATTTTCCAGAATTTCAGCCGTGCGGCGTTGTATTCCATCTCTAAGCACAAAGGTTTGCGCATGTGAAATTCAACCCGCTTTTGGCCCGCCCAAACCTTTGTATTCCAGTATTCCCGCTCGGCTTCGCTCTTTTCAGGAAGATGTGTTTCCGTGTGCTTTTCAGCACGTCGGCGCATTTCGTCAAGGCTCAACCCGTGTGCAAGTTTTTCAGCGATTTCGTCAATGTTGCGGGTCATGTCAAAAAATTTGCGGTTCGTTATACCTGTCCAAATCGCCGCCCGCGTTGTTAATATGCGAGCGCGTTTGAAAGTTTTGCGGTTTTGGCTGCCCGGCCTGCTGCAATGCAGGGAGTTCAGCGGCGGATAAATACCGTTCAAAATTTGACGGTCTGAAAAGTGTTACCGGGTTAAGGTGTTCCCGCATTTGCACATCGTTGCCCCATTGCCGGATTTTGAAGTCAATCACCTTTTGCATTTGCGCCTCGGTGTATCCTTGCCGTGATTGCGCGATTATTCCTTTTGCGTTGTCCCCGGTATTGGTTTTGAAATTGCGCCCGGCGGCTTTATTCAGGTATTCAATTACCCGCCCTGCCAAGTCGATTTCTTCCTGTGTTTTGGATTTGCGCCCGTTGCGTGTTTTCGGCCCCGGTGCGAGTTCTTCGACCACCGTAACGCCCGGAAATTCCGGGTCTGTGATCGAAACACGAACCGCGCCCGGCCCCCGGTGAAGTGGGTTTTCTTTTCCTGCTTCTAAGCCGAATGTTTCAGGGTAGATTTCTCCAACTTTTTTGAAGGGAGGGGAAAGCGGGTCGCTTTCGCCCGCGTTGTTTTTATCTTGTATTTTATTTTTGTTTTTATCTTGTATATAGGATGCTGGTAAACTGGATTGACTACCCAGTAAAGAGGATTGACTACCTACCAGCAAACTGGATTGACTACCAGGTAAAGAGGATTGACTACCTACTAAATAAAATCGCTCGTTTACAATCTGCATCCGGCTGCGTTCTCCTGCACTTCGTTCCACTTTCAGGTATCCCAATCGCTCCAAATTGTTTACATAGTAAGTTACATTTTGCGGGGTACAGTGTAGCCATTCCGTAAAATGCTTTCGCCCTGCGTAACACCATCCCGTTTCCTTACTCAATGCGTCTACCTCTCCCAAAATCATTTTTTCAGCGGGTGATAGTTCTTTTGAAAGCCAAATATTGGCCGGGATAAAAACGCCTGTAAAAACGTGTTTTGCCATTTTGGTAAAATAAAAAAAGCGCCTATCAGAGTGCGGGTCAGGTTGTCAAGCCTGAAGCGGGGGAAGTCGTAAAACCCCCTTTGCCCGCGCTCTCATAAGCGCTATGTAAAAAACAGATTCGACTTTTTTAAACCGGATTGACAGCCCGGTTGCCTCATTCGGCACAACAAAGATACATCAAATTTCAATTCCTGCAAATTCTTCTTCAAATATTTCTATCGGTTCGTCATCTCCAATTTTGTCGAGCGCCTTTTCAATCACTTCCATTTTCCGTACCAGAGTTTCAGCCATTTTTGCATCCAAAGAACCGTCAAAAACAAGTTGCTGAATCAACGCGTTGCCTTCCTGGCCAATTCGGTGAATACGGTCTTCGGCCTGTAACATATTTGCAGGCGTCCAATCCAATTCCGCAAACAGCATTTTTTGCGCCGCCGTCAATGTGATGCCAACGCCCGCCGCGTGAATAGAGCCGATGAAAACTTTGCAGGTTGGGTCGTTTTGGAAACGGTCAACGTTTGCGCTTTTGTCCGCTTCGCACATTCCGCCGTATAACTTCACTGCCGAAAGGCCAAATTCGGCTTGTAATGCGTCGATCACGTCCCGGTGATGCGCCATGACTACAACCTTTTCGCCTTCTTCGACTATGCCTTGCACATATTCTACCGCAAACGGAATTTTTGCAATTGCCAATTCCTTGCGAATAGCGGCCATTTCAGTAAATGCGACATTGTGCGTTTGGCGAAGTTGCCCCACCGCCGCCCGGTATGCCTCATCATTTTTTTGCGCTTTTGCGGCCCGGACTGCTTTTTGTAAGCGCTTTATTTCTCCCTCGAATTTCTTTGCCTGCGCTTCTTCTTTTTGGATAAGGCCGGCTACCGAATCAGAAGGCAGTGCAACAACCTGCCGGGTTTTTGGCGGTAATTCTTTCAACACATCCGCCTTTAGCCGCCGTATCATTCCGCTTGCCCGTAGCAGGTTTTGCAGTTCATCCAAGTTTGAAGCGCCTGTAAAATCCCATCCCCAACCATTGCTACGCGCATCGCAATACCGCCTGCCAAACTGGAAAAAATCATTAAAAACAGACGGCCAAAGAAATGATACCAGCGGGAAAATTTCAATCGGTCGGTTTGTAATCGGCGTTCCGGTGAGCAGGATTTTTCGTTTTGAGGTAACGCTTTTTATTTTCTTGCCCTGCCCCAAAATTGCAATTGTCCGTTTGGCTTTTGGGTTTTTCATGTAGTGCGCTTCGTCTGCTACAAACAAATCCCATTCAACCGCCTTTATCTCTTTTTCGTACTTCGCGGCTATGTCGTAATTCATTACAACAATCTCCACATTTACAGGGAACGCCTCTCCGGAGTTCAGAACGTGGATACGGTAAGGCTTTGCAAGCCAGCGCTCTAATTCCTTTTTCCAGTTCAGTTTTAAGGTTGCAGGGCAAACGATCAATACCTTTTCCGGGTTCGTCGCATTGATAACGCCAACCGCCTGAATCGTTTTACCGAGGCCCATTTCGTCGCCTATAAAAGTGCTTTCCCGGTTACAGGCAAACGCGATACCGGCGTGTTGATATGGGAAGTAGGTTTTGCCATTTGGCGCAGGGATCTCAAAGCCTTGCGCGGTTTCTGCCGAACGAGACATTTCTATTTTTTGCCCTACCTTATCCAGTTCTGAAATTGCGTTTTCGTCTGCGTGTTGCCGGAATTTTTCGGCGATTGCCGCGACGGCAGTAAACCAGCGTTTAGCGGCAGGCTCCCACCTGAAACCAGCGGCCTTCAATTCATCTTTTTCAGCAAAAGAAGATATTGCCTCAAAGCGGTTATTTTCAAATACAATTTTCATTTTTTTAATCTTTTCGTGAATGACACGACAAAGATAGTCCGCTTTCTGTAATTAGCAATACTTTTTAGTAAGTATTTTTTTCACTCCTGAAAAAGTGCGCTTTTCTCCACTAATTTTTTTTCAAACCCTCCCAGGTGGTAAACCGCATAACGGCCCGGATGCCCGAACTTTGACACAAACTCCACGTGCCGCGTTTCAATTGCAATTTCCTGCTTTCGCAAGTCGGCAATGCGGGAGCGCAACGCAGCGCAGCCGTATTCTTTCCATGCGGTAGGCATATCAATTTGCCCGTGCTTTTCGAGGTGTGCGAGGATTGCGGAAAGTTGGGACTTTGCCTTTTGTGAGGTGTCGGTCATGGTTATGAGTTTTGGTTTATCATTTCAGCAAATTTGGTGGCGACGTTTTCAGTTTGTGTAAAAATGTCCATGTAAACAACCCCGGCAAAAAAAGCCTCAACATCATTGGACGGCTGTATTTCGTTCAGGTAAATTTCCATTGCCTGCGATTTTTCCGTAATTGATTTGTCGAACATGATTGCCCGCATTGAAACCTCTTTTGCTTTTTCGACAAAAAGGTTATAGCGTTTGGTTGAAACTCCGATGTTTTCCGAAACGGTTTCAAAGTCTGTGGAGAATGTGTACTTTTTCATATTCGTTTTTTTAGATGAAAAGTGAAATTATAAATTCAAAAATATGCGTTCCAAAAATCAAATCAATTCCTCGAATGTATCCGGCCCAAACCGCAAGCATGAAAGGGAGAACCAGCACGGCAACCGGGAACCAAAAGAACTCGGTGCTTCCATCCCCTTTGTAAAATCGGCAATTAAAAAACCGGAAGCGCCGGTGCAAATCCTGTTCTATCAAATACGCGCCCGGTATCGGGACAACCATGACCACAACAGGCCACCCAAATACGGCCCGGTCTACCTGCTTGGCGCGGCCTTTGGCGGTCTTGCCGGTGATGCCGATTTTCCACCACCACACAAACGGGAAATGAACCATCAGGTAAAGGATGTGACCGGTTTTAGATTTGTTCATAGCCATTCAAGAAATACAATATCATCGTTGCTAAGGTGAAATTCAACCGGGCCAAAAACAGTTTTGATCGTTGCTTTCATATCTTTTAAAATCGCGTCGTATTCTTTGCCCTTCCCAATTACCAAAAGGTTTTGCTTCCCGTTTTCGTCGTAACATTCAATTGTCTGCTCCCGGTTAAATCTGATTCGAGCGTTCGGCGTAAACGCCTTTTTTTCGTGAATTTCAAACCATGCCAGTGCGGCGGCTTCTGCGGGGTTGTTGGATTCCGTCCAATTATCTTCGTTTTCGCCATAAACACAAAGCCACAATTCCGCATTAAAAGGCTTTGAAATATTTGCGGCAGAAGGCAATTGCGCCAAAATATCCGTTGCGGTCGGGGCGAAAATGTCGTCACGCATTGCGTTAATATCGCAAGCCTCAAAACATTCTCCATCCAAATATACCCCATGCAATTGCCTTTGCTCAATTTTACCTAAAACATAGGCTTTTTGTCCTTCGTACCATACTTGCCCGGCTTCCGGCTCCGGTTGCGGAAACCCCGCCGCTTTCAAGCGGGATGCTGTTTCAAAAGATACTGTGTTCTTCATCCGTTGTTGTTTTGAAAAATGTTTATCGTGCCGTGATTGTCCACGATATTGATGTTCATTGTTCCTCCTTGCGCCCCGCCCGGCGTCCTTTCCTTCACTTCGCTACTCCCGCTGCCAATCAGCCCGGACAGCGCCAACCAGCCCCCAAATAGCCCGACGGCGCAACCGGCAAGGATTGGAACGCCAACAAAGTAAATAGCCGCTCCGATGCCCACCACCACAACCCCCGTTTTGGCGATTGGGGTAACGTTCAACGTTACGACCGGACGCGAATACAAAACCGGCTCCCGGTATGCAACCGGCTGCATCATTCCCGCCTCTATGGCCTGCAAGCGCCTTTCCAGTTCCACCACCTTTGCCGCGTCTGCTTGGATCGTCTTTTCGGCTTCGACCAAGTGAGGCAACAGGGCAATTGCCTGCTCCCGCGTTTCGCGTGAAGGGCAACGGCTTGCGATGTTTTCAAGTTGCAAAAGCAGGTTTTGCCGGTGTTCCGGGTCGCTGCCCCGGTACTGCCGGACTGCGGTTTGGATTTGTTGGTCGGTCATTGGTTCAATTTTCGTTTTTCGTGTCCCAAACTACCCCGGCCATTTGGCCCGGTTCGCCTTTCAGGTTTGCGGATTTTTCGGCAATCCACGCATTTTTAATGCGCATTCTGTCGGCTTCACAAAGCGACTGCCAGGCCAAAAATTCGACCTGTTTGTCATGTTCGGATGCCCGCCAAAGCCATAGGTGTAAATCCTTTTGTTGGATGTACTTGTTGCCTGTTTGGGCAAGCATTTGAACGGCGTTTGTCCATTCCGCCCGTGCCGA